AAAAAAATAGGTTCGACAGAAGGCCAATGTTAGGTGTTCCACCAGTAAGGAATACATAATATAATGAGGTTATATGTTACAAAAATTAGGTTTTGCACCAGGGTTCAATAAACAGGTTACAGAGACCGGGGCCGAGGGACAATGGTTTGATGGTGACAATGTTAGATTTAGATACGGTTCTCCAGAAAAAATAGGTGGTTGGCAACAGTTAGGACAAGATAAACTAACAGGTGCGGCTAGAGCTATTCATCATTGGGATGATAATGCTGGTATTAAATATGCTGCAATAGGAACAAATAGAATTTTATATGTGTATTCAGGTGGTACATATTACGACATACACCCTATAAGAACTACATTAACAGGAGTTAATTTTACAAGCACAGCGTCTTCTACAACTGTTACAGTAACATGTAGCGGAGTGCATGGACTCGCTGATAATGATATTGTATTGTTTGATAGTGTTAGTGGCGTGACTGCAGTAGGATCTACCTACACAGATGCTACGTTTGAAGATATTAAATTTATGGTAACGTCAGTTCCAACATCAACTACGTTCACTATTACAATGGCTTCTCAAGAAACCGGCACGCCATTAAGTACATCTGGATCTGCTTCTGCTTTATGTTATTACACAGTAGGGCCATCACAACAATTAGGTGGTTTTGGATGGGGTGCTGGTTTATTTGGAGGTACTTCATTAGGTGCTGCTACAACAACTTTAGCTACAGCCATAACAGATTTAATTACAACCGATATTGTATTGACAAACTCTGCAGCATTTCCATCTTCAGGAGAAATTAGAATTGGTACAGAAGATATAAGTTTTACAGCAAATAATACAACAACAAATACTTTGAGTGGCGGTGCTAGAGGTGTAAACGGAACTACAAAAGCTACCCACAGTGGTGGTGCCACGGTTACAAATATTTCTAGTTTTGCAGGTTGGGGTGATCCTGCTTCTACTGACTTTACAATTGATCCTGGTTTATGGATTCTTGACAACTACGGTACAAAATTAATTGCACTTATTTATAATGGTAGATGTTTTGAATGGGACGCTTCAGCAGTAGGGGCTGTCAATACTAGAGCAACATTACTTGCCAACGCGCCAACTGCATCACGTCATGTATTGGTATCAACTCCCGATAGACACCTAGTATTTTTTGGTACAGAAACTACAGTTGGAAACCCTGCTACTCAAGATGATATGTTTTTACGTTTCTCTGACCAAGAAAATATTGATGGCACAGATGCTTATGTAGTAAAAGCAGAAAATAATTCTGGTACACAAAGATTTGCTGATGGATCTAAAATTATGGGCGCTATCAAAGGTAGGGATGCGATATATGTATGGACTGATACCGCATTGTTTTTGATGAAATTTGTAGGTGGAGACTTTGTATTTGCTTTTGAACAAGTAGGTACTAACTGCGGATTGTTTGGTAAAAATGCTTGTATTGAAGTTGACGGTACGGCTTATTGGATGTCAGAGAATGGTTTCTTTACATATGATGGTCAGCTAAAATCGATGCCATGTCTTGTAGAAGACCATGTCTACGACGATATAAATGCTACTTCTAGAGATCTTATTAATGCAGGATTAAATAATTTGTTTGGTGAAGTTAGTTGGTTTTATTGCACGGCTGCATCGGATCAGATTAACAGGGTGGTTACTTATAACTACTTAGATTCATCTCCTAAACGTCCTATATGGACAACAGGTACTTTACCCAGAGCAGCGTGGCAAGATTCTGCTGTTTTTGATAAACCACACGCAACATACTATAATCCATCAGATAATGCCTCTTCAGATGTTGTTGGTAATACGGACGGAAGTACGATATACTATAACCAAGAAACAGGAACAGATCAAATTAATGCGGGTGGTGCTATTACTGCAGTTATTGGTACAATTACTTCTGGTGATTTTGATATTACTCAACGTAGAAGTAACACAGGACAAACTGTAGGGATGCCAGACATTAGAGGAGACGGTGAATACATTATGAGAATTAGTAGATTTATACCAGATTTTATTAGTCAGACAGGTAACACTGCAGTTAAATTTAAAACAAGACTATATCCAAACAGCAGTGAAACTACCACAAGTTTTACTTGTGATTCTACTACAACTAAAAAAGATGTTAGAGTTCGTGCAAGACAAATTGCATTAGAAGTTGCTAACACAGGAATTGCTGAAGATTGGAAACTAGGAACATTTAGATTAGATATACACCCAGGAGGAAGAAGATAATGGCTACAGACCAAGAGATACGAGACGCAGGTTTTAAATATATTCCACAACAAAAATATTTATTAAACCCTTTTGTAATACCAACAACTGATGATGATGATGGTGGTAATAGTACACCCTCTGTAAATGTTGGAGGTAACTCAGAAGGATTTAGTGTTTATAATCCTGACCCTAATAGAACAAGAACTATAGATCAATATAGTCCATATAATTACAGACAAGCTAATGAAAGAAGTTTAATTGGATCAGGTGACTCACAATTTGACATAAATAAATATGGAACTGGATTTAGATCAGAAACTGAAGCACAAAAATTTATGGATATGTATCCAGAGTATTATAGAGGTAAACAGTTAGAAGGTATACCTGGTGCAATTTCAAAATATATGAAAAATAGTCTAGCAGGTAAATTAATTGGAAATATAGTAAGTGGAATAGAAGGTGCTCTTCCTGTAAACAGAAGAGCTATTTTAGAAAATGAATTATTAGGTCAAGGTATAAGACTTGATGACATTGGAAGAATTGTATCTGATGGTGGAAATATAAATACAGCAGAAAATATTATGGCAGGTTACAATGCCAACAAAATAACTAGAGAAACTTTTGATAAAAGAAGAGCTAAAATAAAAGAAACTATGAGCAAACCTGGCTATAAAGGTAATCTACAAGAAAAATTAGATGCTCTTGATGCAGCAGAAGCTAAATTTTTTGGTGGATCAGCTAAAGCAACAACTGTTTTCAATGATAAACTTAAACAAAAAGATATAAAGAAAGGATTTATTAATGATCAAGGCAGCACTTACGATGAAGAAATATTTGAAGAAGATGAAAAAATTATTGACCCCAAAACATTAAGATATATTACTAAGAAAAAAACAGCTGATACTACTGGCACCGACACTGGTACTGATACTGGTACTGATACTGGTACTGATACTGGTACTATTGTTCCTGGTGGAACTGTATATGCAAATCAAAATGATCCAAGTAGCGTAAGCACTTCAGGTTTAACTTATAATCAAGGTGGGGGTAAAGATGGCTCTTATGATTTTGTAGAACAAAATTTTGGTGGTAATCAAAATCAAGGTGGTAACGGTGCTTCAGATATATCTGATAGGAATAGAGGTGGTTATGCTACTGATGATACAGCAAGTTTTTTTTCTAAAGGCGGTAGAGTATATTTCTTTGACGGCGGTAGAGTAGCAGTTATGAATGGGGGACTGGTAAGTTTATTATAATGGCAAAAATTGTACAATCATTAACTAGAGCTGAACCAGAATACAATCAAACTAACTTACAATCGTTGGTTAGGGATCTTGATTCTGTAATAAAAAAATTAAACACAACGTTTCAACAAGAAGTAAAACAAGAGATAGAAGCTAAAAGTTTCTTTTTAGAATAATGGCAGTAGTAAACCAATATAAATTTGTAGGTAAAGATAACGACACTACAGGAAATGCATTGACTGTCTTTGCAGCAGGCACTCCAGGTGTTAATGAAACTATAATAATTAAGTCAATATTAGTAACATCAGCAGGTACACCCACTGTAACAGTTTTAAATAATAGTATAACGGCTATAAAATCAGCACAACTAACAGCTAATACAACTAAAGAATTATTAGCTCAACCCCTAATCGTAGAAGGTGGATCAACATTTACAATACAATCCAGCACAACAGATTCTTTTGATTATGGAGTTAGCTTTTTAAACATTAAAAAGGAGAAAATAGACTAATGGATACATATTTAGCGACAGTAGAAGAAACATATAGACACAAGAAAACAGGCGAGGTTTTTAAAGAAAAAAAAGACTGGGAAGCCAAGGGTTATAAACCAGAAGAGATGGCACAAGATGTAAAAGTTATCATGCCGCCTCTTGATTTGTTTAGTAAAACCAAGTAAACATAGGAATTAAGGTAAATTTATGGCAATATCTAGAATGCAAGAACCCCAACAAATACAATCAGGAATAGG